CATGTTAAATGAAGTTGAACTTGAATATCACACCCTCATTTTAAACGATGATATAAATACGTTTTCTGATTTTTTATTATATTAATTATTCGTCAACTTCACATTCCTCTTCTTCCTCCTCATCATCTACAGCGGTGTCATCAGCTGCAGGGGTTTCCACACCCTGGAATGCGAATGAAGGTAGTTTTTGAGATTTCTCACAAAGAGCTTGCGAAAGACGCACACTCACCCCGAACTTGTTATCAATAAACCAGATTTGGTTGAAGTCGACGATGCACATACATTTCTGCCCCTTCTCGATGCTGTCGACCGGAATGCTTTTCTGATTCGCGTCGTACGCTTCGGCGAGGAACTCACCGGTAGGCTTGGTCATGATCTTAAGCTTTAGCGTTGATGGGTAAGATTCCTTACCTGGGCGAACGAGTGGCTTGTACAATGCTTCTCGGATGACCTCGATGTTGTATGGTTTACCGAGCCAATCCTTGGAGTTCTTGGCGACGGTTTCAAGGATCGTTTGATCGAGAGCCTGAAGCTTTTCCATCAGGACGGTTGCACCTTCATTATCGGCATCGAATGAAAGGTCGAGTGAATAGGATGTTTTATTGGTAGCCTCGTCAGTGAATGCACTGAGGCCGAAGGGTGATCTCATGAAAGGAAGCTGAAGATACAACTTCTTGTTGTCTTGTGCGTTAATGTATACAGTTTTACCACCATTTTTATTCTTCTTCATGGCAGAAAGAACGGTGGAAGTGGGTTCGAATTGTTCGTAACGCTGGATGATAGTGGAAGACATGTTTGTTGCTTATATCTTATATACAAGACGAAACTTTAAGTATATTTTTTTCTCAGAGTAGAGTAATATAATATGGGTCTTTTCAAAGATTGTGGTTGTGGTTGTGATGGTAAAAAACAGGAAAAGAAGCTTCTGATTTCGGTCATGGCAGCCTTGTTATTTTTTATCGTCGCGAGTCCAGACGCATTTCGTGTAATGCGACGAATTGCAGGGAAGTGGGTTGCGGGTCCAAATGGGTGCCCCACTTCAAGTGGGTTGATATTTCATACGTTGGTTTTCATGTTAATAACATGGGGTATGATGAACTTAAAATACGAAGGGTATACAGAGGAACCTATCGGTCCATCTCCCCAGGAAATAGAGGAAGAGATCGAAATGCAAGTTCAGGAAGAAACGGTGAACACGGAAAGTGAAGATGATACAGAAGTGTCTATGGAGCCTATGCAACCACCACCGCGAATGGCAGATGTTCAGTCTCCTTTACCGGGGATGAGTGAAGAACCTGTGGGTATTTATGACAGTGGCGCTATGTATGGGTCCATGGACATAAACAGTGAAATAGATTCCCCCGACCCTTCTAAATTTAACATGGGTAATTTAAGCGTGAGTTGTAGTGATGGAAGCAGGCCTATCGTATATTAAAATTCATCGTCGAATGTCACTGATGTACTTTCGTCGATTTTACCGTAATCACCTACCCGCTTTTCGAAAAAATTAGTTTTACCATCTAGGGAAATATTTTCCATAAAATCAAAGGGATTTTGCGTGTTCCAGATTTTATTGAACCCAGCTTGTTTTAGTAGACGGTCAGATACATATTCTATGTAATCGGACATTTTTTCAGAGTTCATACCGATAAGACTGCATGGTAATGCTTCGATAATGAAACCCTTTTCAATTTCAACAGCTTCGCGTACAATTTGTTGAATAACTTCTTCGGATGGTTTATTTTTCAACATTTTAAATAATTCGAGTGCAAATTCGAGGTGAAGTCCTTCATCACGACTTATAAGTTCGTTACTGAAGCATAGACCCGGCATGAGGCCCCGCTTTTTCAGCCAGAAAATAGCACAGAAACTACCCGAGAAAAATATACCTTCCACACATGCAAAGGCCAATAGACGCTCGGCAAATGGTCTAGATTTATCGAACCACTTGAGAGCCCAGTCAGCTTTCTTCTTAATCGCATCTATAGTTGTTACAGCGTCGAATAAATGCTTTTTTTCTGAACTGTCCCGAATATATTTATCGATGAGTTTACTATACGTCTCACCGTGTATCATTTCATTATGAACTTGGTACGCGTAAAAAGATCTCGCCTCCGTATACTGAACTTCATCCGCAAAATTATTGTTTATATTTTCAAACACGATACCATCAGAACCCGCGAAAAATGCGAGGACGTATTTAACGAAATGACGCTCGTTATCACTTAAATTTTTCCAGTCTTCCATGTCAGAGGCAACATCAACTTCTTCTGCAGTCCAATTGGACATTTGAGCCTTTTTATAAAGTGTCCATAGGTTTTCGTGTTCTATGGGGAATATAGTAAACCGATTCATCGTAGGTAAAAGCATGGGTTCGGATTCGTCGATATATTCCTGAAATGCAAAGTAATCTCCTATATATTGATCGTTTACCTTGACTTGCGGGTACACAACGGCACCTGGTCCGCACTGTCTTTTTAGTTCATCTTTATCAACAATAATTTTTTTATAATCAAGATTCATATCCAAACACATGTTTTCAGCGTAAGTGCAGTATTTACAATCCATTGTCGAGAAAATTTCAATCCCCATAACGTGTGTTATTATCCTACAAAATATTTGTTTGAATTCTTTAAACAAGATGTTCGAATTTTCAGAAATTCAGCCTGGAGATCTCATACGAGTTCTTCTAAATTTTGATGATGTAGATGATGATGCTTATGCTCTCGTAGAAGAGCATTGCGAAGATTACTTGATTGTTAAGTATTATTCAGAGACGGCGTGTACATTTAAGGGTGCTGACGTGTATACGTTAGACGAAGAGACAAATATACTCAGAGAGGAAAGTGTGAGTGAACACTTTTCAAATAAGGAAACTATTTTTTCATGTATCAGTGAAAATGACAGAATGTATACTATAGAGACTGAACAGGATTCTGATATAGAAAGTGTATTACACGTCGAAAGTGACGATACCGGTAGTGACGTAGGTAGTTTTGTAGTATCTGACAGTGAGTTTGAAGGGCGTCTCGAGTTACCCCCAGACGCCGCCGCTATTGACAGGGCGTGGAATGAATGGTCCCCGTCTAGCCCAGGCTCGTCCCGTTTTAAGGATACCGTCGATAGAATTGAAGAACGGGCGCGGGTGCAAATGGATAACATCAATTTCTAACTTAAGTGCGTCATTTTCACCTGAAAAAACAGGTATAATATATAAATGGATTCCGAAACATTGGCTACTATATGGTCTGATTTAGACATGTTAATAAAAGATAAAACACCGAAACTAAAGCCAATGGATAATAGAACATGTGAAAAATGTTCCACATATAAAACACTTACAAGGGAGGGAATGGTGTGTATGGAATGTGGTAATGTTGATCAAATTTATATCGACGACACAGCCGAATGGACGAGTGGTGTAACTGATGATGGTAGAGTATCAGATCCATCAAGATGTATGATACCGACTAGTAATCAGGAACTATTTTCTGAATCGTGGGGAAAGGGTACCGTCATAGCCACTAAATATACATCAAGTTATGAAACGAAACGAATGGCTAAAATCAATTTCCATAGTTCCATGAATCATAGAGATCGGTCACTATTCCATGCGTATAAGGATATAGATGAGGCGTGTATGAATATTCCAGAAAGTGTTTTAAAAGACGCGAAAACATTGTATAAAAAATTCAATGAAAACAAACTGACACGTGGAGCTGTTCGGTCAGGAATTAAAGCGAACTGCGTTTTATACGCGTGTAGATTGGCAAACATTCCTCGAACAACAAAGGAGATTGCTACGATGTTCGGTATTCAGTGTAAAGATCTCAGTCGTACGACGTCGATATTTACCGAAACTATACAAGATAAAAAAACTGGAAAAAACTATATAACAAAACCATTCAATGTGATGTCGAGACTGCTTAACTCGTTTGAAGTGTCCCGCGATGAGCGATTACAATGTAATCAAATGTGTAGTGCGTTAGAAGAATGCGTGGAACTTATGAGTAAATCTCCAAATAGTGTGGCTACGGCGGTGATTTTCATAGTACTCAATAAACGTATTTCCAAGAGTGAGATTTGTGAGAAATGTTCGGTATCAGTTCCTACACTTAATAAAATTGTTGTTATCACTAAACGACACTTAGAGGATAAATTGTAATATAGAATAGATATGACGAAATTATTTTTAAGTACACCATGCTATGGTGGACTGTGCTTAGAAAAGTATGTGAAGAGTATCATACAACTTCAACTCCTTCTCGTCAACGAAAAGGTGCAATTAATGTTAGATACGACAGAGAATGAAAGCCTGGTTCATAGAGCCCGAAACGTTTCTATTGGGAGATTTATGCAAAAGACCGATGCTGATTTTTTCATGTTTATCGACGCAGATGTCGAATTTGATCCTAAATCGGTGGTTCGATTGTTGCGTTCTGAACATGACATTTCGGTCGCAGTCTATCCGAAAAAGGTTGTCATGTGGGATCAAGCGCGAAAAGCTATTGAAAGTGGTGATACGCGTGATATGAGTCTTCTTTCTTCTAGCCTCGTGGCAAATATAGGAGCAACGTCACGATCCGTTGTTAAAGGATTCGTAGAAGTATTAGATGGACCAACTGGGTTTATGATGATTTCCCGCGACGCTCTAGAGCGAATGCATGAACATTACGGACCTACTCTCACATGTAAAAATGACCATCAGAATAGAGATTTTGATGAATATTGCGCTATTTTTGATTGTATGATAGATCCGGATTCTAAAAGATACCTATCAGAGGACTACGCGTTTTGTCGTAGATGGCAACAGATGGGTGGTAAAATTTATGCAGATTGTAACACCACACTAGGCCATGTTGGTAATCTACCATTTTCAGGGTGCTTAAATCACAGGCTTAAGGCTTAGGGTAGTACTTTATACAAAATGAAAATCACAACCATTGTGGTCACTCGTAGTGGATCGTGTCACGTTAAAACACTCCACACTCTTCTTAGATGTAATCTACAATGTCTTCAACGATCTGATATACAAAACGAAATCGCATTCGTAAATGACGACCCATTCGAAAAATCCGAAATGATCGAGAAGTATATCAAAGCGAGTGATCGTATTTTTTTCATCGATTTTGGCATTCATGTAGATGATGGTTCGATTTCTACAATTTTTAATCCCAATGACAAATATAATGTTATAGTATTTCCGGCTGTAACCGAAGGAATCGATTGGGGAATGTTCAAAGATAAGATTTCCACTAATTCATCTGAACCTACGAGTCAAATGGGTTTATCGTTTGATACGAGTGTGGGTTCTAAACTCGCAGAAGATTACTATAACGTAAACTCTACGAGTGCTCGTTCATGGGTGATGATGTGTAAACCTACATTTAAAAGTGTAAAATGTAGGCGAACTGGAAATGTCAAAATACATCCTAAGTCGAATACAATGTTTGAAAAATTCAAAGAAAGTGGTGTAAAGATCGTAGCATATACTGCAGCCAATATTACAATTACATACCCTCACGAGTGTATCGGAAATATCATCAATTCGGCCGGTATTAAAGCTAATTAAAGATTAAATTAAAAACATGTATACAATGCAACGTCTATCTGTAAATAGGGACGATCCTCTTTACAAATATGCGATGACCTATATGGAGCATTCATGGGGTACGACCGGTAAAAATATTTTCCCGGGGAGTCAACCCGTCTCCATCGAGTATCGCCATTTCAAATTGTTAGCGTCTAATCCATATGTTGTATGTGAGAAGACTGATGGTGTACGTTTTATGATGCTCGCATTTATGTTTGAGAATAAAAAGCAGTGTGTTTTCTTGAACCGTGCACTTGAAATGTTCGTATGCCCACTTAATTTCAGAAAATCCGTGTACGATGGTACCATATTGGAAGGTGAAATGTATGGGGATACGTTTATGATATACGATATTTTGATTGCATGTGGGGAAGTTGTCGGTAATACAGATTTCTTGGCGAGATTGAAATCTGTTGAAGGTGTGAAAAAAATGCTCACGAGTCTCAAGTATGATCCGATCAAACTTAAAATAAAAACATTTCATCTCATGTCAGATTACAAACAGTTCAAGGATGTGTATTTACCATCCGTTACACAAGATGTCGATGGGCTTATTTTTACACCTATACGAGACACTGTGAAAACTGGAACACACGAGACAATGTTTAAATGGAAACCCCGTGACAAAAACACGATCGATTTCCAAATAAAAAAGCGGGGGGATATATGGAAAATGTATGTACAAGAAAGGGGTAAATTGATGTTTGAATCTGAGATTCATGTAAATCAAGTACCCCCACACGCTCGAGAATGGATGGAAGAGGATGCAATTATTGAATGTCAATATATGTTTACGGATGAACCGATGTGGTGGAAACCTATTATACGTAGGTATGATAAAACCTTCCCAAATGGGCGTCGTACATTTTATAGGACGCTGGTAAATATAAAAGAAAATATATCTATCGACGATTTCATGAACTGTATACCATGAAGTAGTAACTACCTTCGGGAGGTGGCGATCTTTCTTCTACACGTTCGTCGTTGATGAAATACCATATGGTTTTCCGACGTATATACGTTACGTAGTGTCCATCATGTTGATTTCCGAGATGCATAGCACATGCGCTCAAATTATACACGTGACCGTCTAGTGTCATCTGTTCGACTATTTTAATATTACTTTTGGTATCAAATGATAACATGAATATTGGTGGGAGTTTAGAAAAAAGCATACGCGTGGTAGCGGCGTTATATGTAATTCCATCTATATCTTGAAAATTCTCTAATACGTTCCAATCTGTACTCTCCTTAATCATTTTCTCCATGTTATTTTCACCCTTATAACTCATTAAATGAACACTAAAATCTTCTTCATTCACCGTTTTACCCTTGGGCCATATCGTTTCCTGGGTCTTTTTACCATAGAACCACTCTTTGACAATAGGTTGACTGCGTTCTAATATATCAATAATACATAGAACCGTTTCTTGTACATCGTGTTGCTCGTTAGTTCTAAATCGGGGAAACTCTTTCTGAAAAGCATATTGTAAAGCGGCGAGATCGAGAGGCGTTTTGTCCGCCGTCCAATATTTTTTCAATAATACTTGATAAATAAGCGTAAACATGCATTTACCTGTATACGGCTCACGTAAAAAGTGATTCGTTAATATGGGTATATTGAACATACATTGTAGAGCTGTATTAAAATAACACACTGTCCCTTCGTTTACGAATCCACGCATATTATATTTAAATGAAGGTATAACTTTAATTATAAATCGAACCTAAGTTGTTTAAAGATTACGAACTTTATAACTTTGACATGAACGTTCGAGCTATAACCGATACACTTTTCCCAATTATAGAAAAACATAGAAATGATGAACACGTCGAATTGGAATTTAGACTGGGTAAATTCAATGGAAAAATGTTTGATACTAACGTAGGTAAAAGTACATTTGATGTAATCATGGCTGGATTGTCTAAATATAATGGATGGGATAAGATAATAGGTTCTGAACAAGAAGTATTTTACCGAGATAGTGACGGTTTACGCATTTCTACCGATCGAGCCTCGGGAGATGAAGAAATTATAAAAAAAGAACGCATTTTAAATCAAGATTTCAAACAAAGTTCCAACGTTCCATTTGATATAAGATGCAGTGTGTCAAAGGAAATCCCTATGCCAGAAGATATAGATAGAGAAATGGACAAGAAAAAGGTCAAACAACGCGTGTCATTTCTCCGAAAGAATGTATCTATTGATATTACTATTGTCACGGGAGACAGTCATGATATGGACGCGGAAGATCCCATGACATATCAAATTGAATTTGAGATTATAAACCCGTCGGCAGTAGTGTCAAAAGATGATTTGTTTAAAATCTTGTATAAAATTAATAACGTTTTTATTATGTTGAACAATACTAGATGATTGCATTCGCTTTTATAATTTTATTGTTTATTTGGATACATAATGCGAGTCAGAATCGAGGGGAGGAAGTTAGTATTTTAGGGTACAAAACAAAATTTTTTCATATTTCAGACGGTGCTTCTAAGAAGATGTTTGAAAATATGATAAAGGATGGTATACCTCCCGATTCTATAAAAGTTTTTGTCATCATGGAGGATGAATTCTTAAGATTGGAACATATGGCAGTATGTAATAGTTTATCACTCAGAAATGAAGGTTATACATTGTCAGATAAAATAAAAGATACATTCACACAATATCAATTTTCATATCATATATCTCATTTGAAACAAATGTCAGAACCCTATAAACTTATAAATCAAAATATAACATGTTAAGTAAATAAAGTAGTGCGCGTCTATGTTTACCGGGTGTCATGTCATACACATTGTCAAATATATGAATAATCAATCCATTATCATATATTTCTCTATTTTCTTCAATCCACATCTTTTCGTCTACAGAGTTTAAAAAACTGTCTGAGCATAAATAACGCCTTTCTAGCATACCCATACCCCAGTCTTTATCATCATCCCTTTCTTTACGAATGTAAGAACATATGATATAGTAAACGGAATCGAGAATAGATCCACGCATTTTAATTGTCCATGAAGAAGGATTTTCATCAATAACCATTTTTCCTTGTTCAGAGACAGTTCTAATAACTAACATTCGTATATCTTCCATTTATAAAACATATACTATCTTCTTTATAACTGTTCAACTTTTGTACCTTTTAAAAATACTGTTTTCTTCTTGGTGGGTGAGGGTGTACCATTTACATTCATTACATTTTCAAGTTCCTTGGCCAAATTATTATTCATGTTATTTAATTTATTATTTAAATTCTTAACCCTGTTGAATTTCCAACTGCGAACCGCGTCGCGCTTTATTTTATCTACAACCCCCTTGAATGGAATTCCCGCTTTATTTTTATTTTTATTTGAAAGTGCATTTATTCGATTCCTCACTTCACGGGCATCCGAGTTTAGTGACGGCATCACATCCTTGTATTTCGTCAACCATTTCTTACCATACTGCATTTCTAAATCTTTCTTGATAGCATCGTTAGATATACGTCTCTTATTCACACGTTTCTTTAACGTTTCGTTTTTGTTTTTTAATTTCTTTTTAACTGCTTCGATGGAACGTTTTTCTTTATTAGTTGTTTTAATTTGAGTAGGGATTTTTAGTTTTTCACATAAAGTGTCAACAGTGTCAGAATCTGTTACATTTATACCTTTAGCTACGGCTATGGGTAGTAGCTTTTCTTTCGTATAAGCCTTACACGGGATGTTGTCAACCTTAAATGTACCGAAAACTCTATTTTTTATTTTATCGCATATTTGTGGTTTTGTGGTTTTCCTCGTAATATCTACTATACCTATTTTCTCAGCCGCGGAGATAAGTTTTGGGCGGTCAATAGTTGCACATTTTCGGGGGCCTATACGTATACCATTTTTACTATTTTTAGAGTTCTTCTTGTTAACATATGATATGGGTGCGTTTGTAGTATTTGCGGTATCTTTTTTAACGCGACGGACTTTTACAGGTGCTTTATTTACCATGTTAATAAATCCAGTCATAAACCCCATGACTCGAAGAGATTTTACCAAATCGTAACCTACGATATTATAAGCATATTGTAAAGATTTCATTGTTTTGGCTCCCATAATCTGTATCTTCCCGGATCTAAAAAGCTGAAAGTTAGTACCATAGTGCGTCATCTTCAAAGCTGGACGAAGTTCTGGCTCGTAATTAACATTACCCGATTTAGAAAATGCACGTGCAACACCCGTTAAATCAATTACACCATTCGCTTGGAACGTACCCACAAGTGTAGCATATCTGATGGGATTATATAAAAACTTATACTTGGATACATACTTGTCAACTATATATTTTCTGACGATTTCCGGGTGTTTATCATTGCTATTTATCATACCCCCCGCAACTTGCATTTTACCATTTGTATAAATCTTGATCAGAAACTTTTTTTCTTGACCGTCTTCGAATATACGGCCATCGATTTGTGCAACAAAATATTGATGCCTATTCCTAGCATTAGCGTTGGGAATTACAGTGAACGTATGTTTAGCTCCTATTTGCATTCTACCATAAAGCAATTTAATCGCATCAACCTCTATTTCTAACGCAGAACCAGGTGCGACGGGTGTTCGTTTAAATGGTTTCTTGTAAAGTATATCTTTAACATCAACACTATACTCACCCTTTTTGGCGTCGGTATTTACAATACCATTAAATACTGACATTTGCAAAGGTGAAATTTTCATTCTAGATAGATTAGAGCGTTTTAGTTTATTACCAACAATGTTAGTTATTCTTGCTTGTATGTTATTTTGTTTTAATCTAACAGCGTTTGAACGCAATCTATTTCGTTCTTGATTGGTTAGGTACGGAGCCTTTCGTATCAAATTTTGAGACGTAGCCGGTGATGTATTAGAATTGTTTTTTTCAAACTCGTTGAATAAACCCATATATTATAGAAATATTTTAATCAGTTCCGATAGACATAACAGGCTTTGCTGACATGTCTACGATATCGATACCGAATATGAATTCAGTTCCACTCTGCTCCATTACCGGCATTGTATCGTCGCAACTTTGATATTTAACGGGCTCGGTAATTCTCGAAACCTTAACATCCCTCGATCCAAACGGACCTGCCCATATATCTTGATTCAGTGACTTGTTCAATACTCCGTGGAATTCTGCATATTTTTTCTTGAAGAATTTGAGTGGGCATTTTTTATTGGGGTTGAATTCTATACACGGTTCAGCCAGGAACATCTCTAATGGACTACAAGCTGACCTGATCTGATGTTGAACATTTTCAAAATATCTTGGTACGATTTTCCATATGTCTTTTTCTGGCCAACTCTGTGCAAACTCTAAATATGCACGAACGCATTTTTGTAAAATGGCGGGGATTTCACTTTCAAGTTTAGAGTCAAGTGTAGGGTCGGCATCTCGAACTTGCTTTGTAAAGTCGGCTGTCAATACGCGCCTAATAATACTTCCAGACGTATCGTTCCAATTCGGGACTTCGTTTCCACCCAATATACCCGGTACATTCCATTCAAACGAACGCGCCTTTTCGTGTTTAACTGCGATGGACACATCCTCACCACTCACTATAGACTGGAATTCTGCCTGTTCGAGTGCTAAATCACCCTTTATCTCTGGTGCGATAAACATAAAACCATCCATGATCGCTGATAAACCGAATTTTCTTTCAACGTTATTCGACAATGTTCTGACATCTTCAGTGCAATAAAACTTTCTAAACACCTTTGTAATCAAAGTAGATTTACCTGACCGCGCGACACCCTTGAAAAATGGTATACATTGCCATTTATCAATTTCATTAACATTGTAGCATAATCGCCCACCCATAGCAAAAATCCACTCGTATACAGACGTCTTAGGACGATCTGGATCAGATGAGTGAACGCGGTTAAATTTTTGATAATCAAGAACAGAGTCGAAATACGGTGTTGGAATATCTCTCCAATCGATGTTACTGTAATCCGGGAATTCTTGATCAAAATATTTAGAACTTACGACAGTTTGATCCAAATTTTTGAATTCATGTGAATCGTACGTATGGAAACTCGCACGCCAGTGTGGTTCTACTTTTTGAATCTCTTCGTCGATTTTAGATTTTTCAGAGTCAAATTCTTTACCCATAAAAATACCATTCTTAAAAGACCAAACATGACGATCTTTGTTTATTTCCTGAAATTGCATATCTTTCGCATTTTCAAGATGACGAATAAGATCATTATGTCCAGGCGCGCGCGCGGTTAAATTCTTCCATAAATCGAACTGAATCTCTTTTTTTGCGACGCTGTATACATAGTCCTTTATAGTCTCGATTGGTTTCCACGCTCGTGTTCCAGCGCCGTCAATTGTTTTTATTTGAATGCAACACTGCCCTTTGTATCTTTTAATACGGCGATCGTATAGATCTTTTAACGTTTGTAAAATAGCTTGTTGAAGTGGGTTTAACTCTTCAACGTTGGAAATTGTAGACATTCTAAAAATAGACGGATCGGTTTCGGGATTGATTGGAACATATGTGGGGTTGTTTACTCGTTCTATAATACGAGCATTACGAAATACAATTTGCCAGGCGTCATCGACTTGATCTATCAGGCGGTTTATTCTCACGGACATTTTCATATCAGTGTCATCTTCTACATCCATCATATTCAGGGCGTTAGCGCGATGATAAAGTTCACATATCTTTTCTTTCATACGCTTCGCCTTTGCTTCGACGTTGGTGATATCTATAGATTTTGGCCATCCATCATCTGAAAGTTCGTTAGGTGAGAAAAAGTTTGTATGTCCGACATGCTGAGATATGTATGGGTTGTCGCGTTCGTTAATTTTCCACATATCTTCCAATTGTACAAGGAATTTCATCACATTGTCATGTGAATAAGATTGAATTTCGTTTGACCACATCGCACTCGTCGCCTCATCTTGGTTAGGTGTTTCGTCGATGAAGTGTGTAGTGGTCTCACGCATTTCTTTACAGTAGGTTTGTTTTTTTAAGCGGTGTTATTCTTCTGAAGAATTGTCAAAAGTTTGACTAAAATTTTATTCTGAATTTCTAATTGTCGACTCATGTTTACGAGTGCACTGCATATGGTATCGCCTTCAGGTGTCATAAGTGTGGATGCTAGGATCTCTTCAATAGGAGATATTTCAACTTCATCTTCATCATCTTCATATTGGGTGAGATCGACCCCTTCGACATTTTCAGGGGATACATCGGAATCTGATTCATATTCAGATTCAGATTCGAGCTCGGGGTTTTCAGGGTGATTATTTATGCTAGTTTCGGACATATATGGTATATATAGGAAAAATCACGTGCGAAATTTCGCACTTTACTCGAAATTATTTTCTCTGTATATAGTACAACAACTCAAAATGGCCGGTGGTCTCATGCAACTCGTCGCTTACGGCGCCCAAGACGTCTACCTTACGGGAAACCCTAAGGTAACTTTTTTCCAGGCGGTCTACCGCCGCCACACTAACTTCGCCATGGAGAACATCGAGCAGACCGTTAACGGTACCGCCTCTAACTCCGGGCGCGTCTCCGTGACTGTCGCCCGTAACGGTGACCTCGTCGGTGACATGTACGTCGAACTCAAGGCTAAGTCCGGTATCGCGACTACCACCAACGACGGCACCGCCGATTCCTGCTGGGCGGCTGAACGTGCCATCAAGGATGTCGAGCTTTCCATCGGTGGTCAGCGCATTGACAAGCACTACCAAAAGTGGTGGCGTTTGTACTCCGAGCTTTACTTGGACGAGTCCAAGAAGGCTACCTGGGGTAAGATGACCACCGCGGTCGATTCCCAAGTGTTCCTCCCGTTGATCTTCTTCTTCAACCGCAACCCCGGTTTGGCGCTCCCTCTGATCGCCCTCCAGTACCATGAAGTCCGTTTGGATTTCGACCTGTCCGATGAGTTCAACGTCTACACCGACGGGACCACTTTCAAGGTGTGGGCTAATTACATCTACCTGGACACAGAAGAGCGAAGGCGATTCGCCCAGAAGGGTCACGAATACCTGATCGAGCAGGTCCAGCACACTGGCGTTGACTCCGTTACCGTGAACGGTGGCACCAAGCAAGTCCGCCTCTCGTACAACCACCCCGTCAAGGAGTTGGTCTGGTGCCTCGACGCCGGACTTGCCCGTACCAAGCTGTGGAACTTCACCAACCGGTCTGCCGTCACTGAAGTCGTCCTCGAGTCCGACCCTACCGCGATCGCGGATTCCAACGCGTTCATCTCGACGTCCGTGTCGGGTGCCCCTCTCCTTAAGGTGGGTACCGGTGGTACACTCGCCGCGAACAAGTTCACGGAAGAGAATGTCGGTACCGTCGACACGATGAAGCTTGTGCTTAACGGCCAGGACCGTATGAAGGAGCAGTCGGGTAAGTACTACAACCAAGTGCAACCCTTCCAGCACCACTCCGGTTCGCCTTACGCCGGTATCTACTCGTACTCTTTCGCGCTCAAGCCCGAAGAGCACCAACCTACCGGTACGTGCAACTTCTCGCGCATCGATAACGCGCAAGTTGCCATCAAGACATCCACCACTGGTACATTCGATGCCGGTAACCTCCACATGTTCGCTGTCAACTACAACGTCCTCCGCATCCAAAGCGGCATGGGTGGCCTCGCCTTCTCCAACTAATTTGTTGGTTTTGGTTAATTAATAAAAAAATATAGTTTATAATTCAATTTTAAAAACACGTTTAATGTTATTTAAAACTGAAACTCCATGGTCAAATACCATGTCCACCCTTGCCACTTGTCATATTAAGTCTCCCATTGTACCACGAACTCGTCTAATCAAGAAAAAGTCTCGTGTCGC